TTCAGCAGCTGCGCAGCCAGATTCAACGTCCGGATCGACGAAAGCGTGAATATATTCGACTTGGCGGTGTGTGGTGGCGATATGGCATCCAAGATGGCACGATGGTCCTACATACCTGTTATGGCGAGCACCACATGGATTTGCCGGCTGCGATCAAATGGGCGAAGCGGTTTAAAGATCGGATTGCGTTAGGTGATGCGCATGGCGACTAAGCCGAAGCGTCCGTGCGGGAAGATTGGTTGTCGGAACCTGACGACAGAGCGATATTGTGCAGAGCATGTGTATCTGGAAGAACAGCAGCGAAAGGAACGCCACAAACGTTATGACGAGCAGCAGCGAGACAAAAAAGCGGCGGCGTTTTACAAGTCGGTCGAGTGGGAACGAGCGAGACAGCAGGCGTTGATTCGAGACCATGGACTTTGCCAAGACTGCTTGCTTGAGCAGAGGATCACGCCGGCGGATGTGGTGGACCATATCAAACCTCTGCGGCTATTCTGGCATTTACAGTTGACGCTGAGTAACCTGCGATCGCTATGCAATCGACATCATGCGATCAAGACGCAAGAAGATAAACGGAGATATGGAGGGTGAGGACATGGGAGCACCGAACTGCGGAAGTAGTGTGACGAAGCCAGCGCATGGGATTAGCGTTGAGGTTAAAGTCGATACAACGCAACTTGACGAAGCGATCGCCAAGGCCAACCAACTTGTTCAGTTGCTTGAGCGCGCTGATGCATTAGTATATCGGATCAATAAGGATGGCAAAGCTTCACAGCGATAAAGTGTAAAATTGAAATAGCTGGGAGGGGGAGGTCAAAAATTTTCAAAGTGTTCTCGAAAGGGCCGCGCCCCCACCCACGCGCAAATTTTTTTCGATTTTTGAAATGTTTTTTTGGCGGTGAAGAACAACTATGAAGGTTCAGAATGTATCTATTGATAGCATCAAGCCGTATGAAAGGAACCCGCGGAAAAATGAATCAGCTATTGAAAAAGTAGCAAACAGCATAAAAGAGTTTGGATTCAAGCAACCGATCGTAGTTGATGCGAACGGAGTGATCGTCGCCGGACACACACGTTGGAAGGCTGCGAAAAAGTTAGGTATGACCGAGATTCCTGTTGTTTACGCGAATGATTTAACGCCTGAGCAAGTGAAGGCTTATAGGTTGGCCGACAATAAAACAGCGGAGTTCGCAGAATGGGATGCTGAGATGCTTGGGCAAGAACTTGAGGACCTCTACAATGCCGATTTTGATATGCAACCCTTTGGCTTCGAACCTCCAAAGTTGGAGCCGGAGGAGGACGACTTCGATATCGATGAAGCCATGCCGGATGTCCCCGATACAAAACGAGGGGACATCTATCTTCTTGGAGAGCATCGTCTCATGTGCGGCGACGCTACGCTCGAAGAAGACATGAGCGTTCTGATGGAAGGCGCCCAAGCGGACATGGTGTTCACTGACCCTCCGTACAACGTGGACTATGAGGGGAAAACAAAAGATGCGTTGAAAATCAAGAACGACAAAATGGCGGAAGGTAAATTTTATGCATTCTTGTACGACTCATTTGTCTCAATGTATCAAGCGGCCAAGCCCGGCGCTCCTATCTATGTTTGCCATGCAGATAGCGAGGGTCTGAACTTTAGGAAGGCTTTGAAGGATTCCGGCTGGCTCCTGAAGCAAACAATCATATGGGTAAAAAACACAATCGTCATGGGTCGGCAAGACCATCACTGGCAGCATGAGCCGATTCTTTATGGTTGGAAACCCGGCGCTCGTCACACTTGGTACGGCGGTAGAAAGCAATCCACCGTAATAGAGAATGAAGACGGCATATTCGTAAATGAAATAAATGGTGGATATCAACTTACGTTCAATAACGGAATGAAGAAAGTTGTAATCAAAGTGCCAGAGTATACGGTACTTGAGGCGCTGTCAGATGAAATGACCACAACATGGCGCATCGAAAAGCCGATCAGAAACGGCGAGCATCCAACAATGAAACCGATAAAGCTATGTGCGCGGGCGATCAAGAACTCGTCGCGTGAAGGCGACATCGTCTTGGATCCGTTCGGTGGCAGCGGATCAACGTTAATAGCGTGTGAACAACTGGAACGCAAGTGCTACACAATGGAATTGGATGAAAGGTATTGCGATGTTATCGTGAAAAGGTGGGAGCAGTTTACAGGAGAGAAAGCGGTGAAATTAAATTGAGGTGGTGGGGATGGCTGGGAGAAAAGCATACCCGGTTGAATTGATGGTGTTGACAAACGATAAAAACCGTTTGACGAAAAAAGAAATTGAAAGCAGGAGAAAGAACGAGCCGAAAATAAATTCCGCAAAACTGAAATGCCCGTCGCATTTAAGTCCGGAGGCAAAGAAAGAGTGGAAGCGGATTGTGAAACTCTACAGGGAACTGGACAAACCGATTGTGACCGACCTCGATGTGAACGCGCTGGAGATATATTGTGAGGCGATAGTCACATACAGGAAGGCGATGGAAAAGGTCAGGGAGACCTCGGAGGTATACGTGAGTAGGAGGGATAACCGCCCAAAAAAGAACCCCTGGCTTACGGTGGCTAATGAGGCCGCGTTGCAGGTGAAAAAATATGGCGAATTGCTTCTGCTTGATCCGGTTTCGCGTGCCCGGGCAGGGATGGTGAAGACTGACGAAGAAAAAGAGTCGCCGATGGCGCAGTTTTTGAAGCGCCGGGCGGGTGGTTGAGATGCCGCATGACAAACAGCGCGCGCTTGAGCCGATCGAGTTTGTGCAGATGCTCCACGCCGTCGATGACTTCTACGGCCAACCGTTTACGCTCCTGGATTGGCAATACGAGATCCTCTGGGACGTATACGGCACGGTCAAAGAGGACGGCTATCGGCAGTATCGGTACGCTTACCTTGAGATTCCGAAGAAAAACGGCAAGACGTCGCTGATCGCCGCGATCGCGCTTTATCACCTGGTTTGCGACGGCCCCGGCGGGCAAATTTACTGTTGTGCGGCCGACCGTGGACAGGCCGAGCTTGTTTATAAGGCTGCGATCGGAATGATCGAGCAAGAACCGGAATTCGACGGCATACTGAAAGTGCTGGATAGTCGCAAGGAGATAAAAAACAAGCTGACTGGCACGACACTGAAAGTCCTGTCGGCTGAAGCGTATACCAAGCACGGCATTAACCCGACGGTCGTCATCTTCGACGAGCTGCACGCGCAGCCAAACCGCGACCTGTGGGATGTGATGACATTCGGAGCCGGAGCTGCCCGGAAAGAGCCGATTTGGTGGGTAATTACGACTGCCGGCGACGACCCGGACCGGAAGTCAATCGGCTGGGAGATTCATGAACGCGCAACAAAGATTTTGAATGGCGAACTTGATGACCCATACTGGTATGTGAAGATTTATTCGGCTCCCGAGGACGCGGATATTTTCGACGAGGCAACATGGTTCAAGGCTAATCCTTCGCTTGGACATACAATCAGCATCGAGAGTGTAAGACAAGAGGCGCTTGCAGCCCGCAACAGTGAAGCTGCAGAGCGTCTTTTTCGTTGGCTCCGGCTTAATCAATGGGTAAGCCTGAAACGTACCGGGTGGCTGCCGCTAACGCTGTGGGATCAAACAAAAGGCAGATGGTCGTTGTCTGAGCTGGTCGGCAAGCGCTGCTATGTCGGCTTGGACTTGTCCAGCACGATTGATCTTACCGGGGCGGTTTATCTGTTTCCACCACAAGAAGGCATTCCAGATTGGCGATTCATTCATGATGCTTGGATACCCGAAGACAACATGAAGGAACGCGTCAAACGCGATGGCGTTCCGTATGACCGCTGGGTGAACGCGAAATATCTGCACGCCACACCTGGAAATGTCGTGGACTATGACTTTGTCGAGGCGCGCTTAGTTGCCGCGAGCAAGCAGTATGACATTCACACCATTGGCGCCGACCCGTGGAACAGCCGGATGCTGACGCAACGGTTGATCCGGCAGGGCATTGATACAGTGGAGATTCCGCAAAACATGCAACACTTGAGTCCGGCCATGAAACTGATAGAACAACTCATGAAGCGCGGCCTGATGACACATGAGGAAAACCCGGTCGCTCGATGGTGCTGGGGCAACGTCGTGGTTGCGGTGGACGGGAACGAAAACATTAAGCCTATGAAAAACAAGTCTGCGGACCGTATAGACCTGACTGTTGCACTGATCGACGCAATGGCGACAGCGATGCTGTTTGAAGAGATCAGCTTGGATGTATCCGAATTTGCGGAAGAGGAATTCCTGAATAAGTTGTGGGGGTAAATTCATGAAAAACCTTTTCTATGTCCTGCGCGATTTCGCGGAGGACATTCTAATTCTATCTGGACTCGCGATCATCAACTATGCCACGTTCCAGATCCACCCCGTGGCTGGAATGTACTGTCTGGGGGCAACGTTGGTGCTCGTTGGGTTTACCATCGCCCGCCATCCTCCGAGAAAGGAGTGATCAACCTGAATGCTATTTAGACAAGCAATGAAGTCGCAAAATCTGATCGAAAAGCGAGAAACGCTTGAATTGAACGTCGATGACAAACGATTGCTCGAAGTGCTCGGTATCGACGTTGGGGACGTGAACGTCAAAGGCAAGAATGCTCTCAAGATCGATACCGTATATGCCTGCGTCCGGATTCGCTCCGAATCGGTGGCCAAATTGCCGCTTAAGGTCTATCAGGAAGACGAAAGCGGCGTGCAAAAGCAAACGCGGCATCCGACATATCAGTTGTTGCGTTTGCGACCGAACCCGTACATGACCGCATACGACTTCTGGAAGTGTATCGAGGCGCAATGCTGCATGTTCGGCAATGCCTACGCTTCGATCGAGGTAGACCGAAGCGGCAGGATCGTCGGGCTGTGGCCAATGGATGCAAACCGGGTCAAAGTCGTCGTCGACAACGACACAGCGGCGAGCGGCATCGTCACTAATCGATCGAAGCTCTGGTACGAAGTAAATCTCGGGTACGAACAACGCAAACTCATGCCGGATGATGTGCTGCACTTCAAGGGCGGCGTAACATTGGACGGCATCGTTGGCCTGTCTCCGCTGGATTGTCTGCGGGCTACGCTCGAAAACGGGGCAAGCGCCAACAAGTTCATTAACAATTTTTACAAGCAAGGTCTTCAGGTCAAAGGCATCATCCAGTATGTCGGCGATCTGAACGAAGAAGCGAAGCGGATATTCCGCGAAAAGTTCGAAAGCATGGCGTCCGGGCTGAACAACAGCCACCGGGTCGCGCTTCTGCCTGTCGGTTATCAATTCGTGCCGATCGCGCTGAATATGCACGACGCGCAGTTCCTTGAGAACAATCAGCTGACAATCCGGCAGATTGCTGCGGCGTTCGGGATCAAGATGCATCAGCTTAATGACCTCACACGGGCGACACATACTAATGTCGCGGAGCAGCAGCGGGAGTTCTATCAGGACACGCTGCAGCCGATCTTGACGATGTACGAGCAAGAGCTGACCTGGAAGCTGTTCTTGGATGAGGAAATCCAGAACGGCTTTTTCTTTCGTTTCAACGTCGACGCGATTCTACGGTCCGACCTCAAAACGCGGTATGAGGCGTATCGGACCGGCGTGCAGGGCGGCTTTCTCACGCCGAACGAGGCCCGCGCGAAAGAGGAATTGCCACCGCTTGAGGGTGGGGACCAATTGCTCGTAAACGGCAGCTATGTCCCGATCACGCAAGCTGGGGCGGCTTATTCCAGAAAAGGGGGTGATGGAGCTGGACAAGGAGAGGAAAATGCCGGAGAAGGAAATTCGGACGTTGCCGGTGACGCTGGAAATCCGGGAAGCTGATGGCGAAAACTCCAAGCGAACCATCACCGGATCGATCAAGTACAACACCGAGAGCGCGGAAATGCGTGACTGGTGGGGCGACACGTTCGTCGAGATCATCGACAAAGAGGCGTTCAAAGACAGCCTCGCTTCGCGCAACGTCGTCGGGTTGTGGAGCCATGACACGTCCCAAGTGCTCGGGAATACGAAGTCCGGAACACTTCGGCTCACCAATATGGAAACCGAATTGCGGTTCGAACTCGACATCCCGAACACGAGCGTCGGCAACGATGCTTGGGAACTGATCAAGCGTGGTGACGTGGATGGCGTGTCGTTCGGTATGCGGGTGTTAAAAGACAAGTGGTCAAGCGAGAAACGCGGGGATGAACGGATCTACAAACGGCAGATTCTCGCAGCAGAACTGTTCGAGATCAGCCCAGTCGCATTCCCGGCCTACCCTGCGAACGAAGTCAGTGCGCGCGGTTTGGAAGAATTTAAAGCGACCGAGAAACGCGCTGCCGATCAGTACGAAAAAGAAAAACTTTTACTTGAGCTCGACCTTTACGGTTGAGTTTTTGTTTTACCAAAAATCTAATTTCGAGGTGAATTGAAAGTGACCAAAGAATTGAGAGCACTGCTGCAAAAACTGGAAGCAGCGAAACAAGAAGTTCGGTCCCTGCTGGCCGAGGACAAAGTCCAGGAAGCAAAGGAAAAGATGGATGAAGTCCGGAAATTGCAAGAAAAGGTCGACCTGCAGCGAGAACTGGAAGAGGCTGAAGCTCGCGGGCTCGATGGCAAGGAACTGAACGACGACGGCAACGTCCAAGAGCGCGACATGCAGGAACTCGAAAAAGAGTATACCGGCATTGTGTTGCATGCGATCCGGCGCCGTCCGATTACGGAAGAAATGCGTTCCGTAGCCCGCGAATACGAGCGCCGCGCTGTGATGAACGAAGGTGAAACAAATCCGCCCATCCCTGACGGCGATGTCGGCATCTTGGTCCCGCAGGACATCCAAACGCGAATTAATACCCTGATGCGCGAATGGAACGATCTGTCGCAGTATGTGACGGTTGAAAACGTCTCTACGCTGTCGGGCTCGCGCGTTCTGANA